CTGCGCGTCATCGCCTCCTGGAACTGAAACAGCCCCGGATAACTGCCCTCAATCGCCCGCGCCACCGCCGGCGTCCGCGGCGCCAATGCCTCCTGCAAGAAATAGCTGGGCGCCCGCCCCGCCATCAAATCCGCCCACAGCGCCGCCGCACTGGACACCGCCGCCTGCCGCTTCTGGCTACGATGGCGCGTGAACCCACGCAGCCCACCTTCACTCAACACCCCATACATCTCACTCATACCATCTCCCCTTCTTCCCAATATCCATCCCATCCATCCTATTCGATCCTATCGGTGCGACTGGCCTTACGCCCTAATACCCAATCTTTACCGTAATCGTCGCCGTCGCCCCACTCGCAATCAACTGCGCACCCGGCGCCACACTGGGACTCCACGCATACCCAAAGCGTACCCCCGCCGTCGCCTTCTTCCCTAGCTTCGGCGTATCCGCTTCCAAGTAGTAAAGAATATCGCCGTTGTTGACCGCCACGTTGCCGGCGTCATTCACCCCACGCACCGACATACTAAAAATCCCATCTGTCTTCACCACCGTCCGCCCCGCGCCATCCGTCGCCGTCAGGCATACCCCTGGCATCTGCCCCACCAGCGCCGGATCACCACTCGCCTTACTGGCAATCGTCGCCTCAATCTGATTCCCATTCGCATTAACCATATTTACAGCCATATCATTTTCCCCTTCCTATCCACCGACTAAACCACCCGATAACTGAGCCTGCCGAAGTTACGCCCGCCCGTTCACCGCGTGCGCAACCTCTTTTTCACTCAGACCCAGCCGGCCAAACGCCTCAGATAACCGCTTCTGCACCGCCACCGGATCGACCTCTGTCGCCGCCGGCGCGCCCCCCATCCCCTGAATCTGCCCCGTATTCCAACTCACCGCCTCAATCAGGTACGCCGTTTCCGCTGCCACCGCCTCCTTTACCCGCTGTGCATAGGCCGCCGTGTCCAACTTCCCATCGGTAATCGACGGCGCCAGCGTCAACGCCTCATATAACCGCTGCTTCGTCATCTCCGGCAACGGCGCCCCCACCAACTGCCCGCGCACAAACTCCCGTGCATCACGCAGCAACAACGCCTCCTGCAACCGTGCATTCTGCTGCTCCAGCGCCGCCAGGCGTCCCTGCGCCTCCGTCAACTTCCCCTCTAATTCCTTGCTCACCGTCTCATCTCCTTTGCTCTGAGCGTCATCCGCTCCACCAAGATCCGCGTCTCTCTGTCCCGTGCGCGCCGCCTCAAACATCTCCACAATTCGCCCGCCCGCACCAGGCTTCGTTACAAAATCAATCGAACTCACGCTCGTGATTTCCTGAATAATGCGCCCCTGCCGGCCCTCCGCCGTCCCTTGGGCCGCCTTGCCAAAGGCCCGAATGCTCACCCCAATATGGGGCGCCAGATTATTGACCGGCGCCTGATACGCCTCAAACACCTTCGCATCCGCATACAGCCCCGGCCCTTCCGGCCCATTGCCATCCCAGCGCGCCGGCGTCGTCAACACCGCCGCCAAATCGTTCAGGCTGCCCTCTGGCCGTTCTGCCTCCTCGGTTGGCGTCGCATGGTCCCAAAACATCTGCACGCCCGGCGTAAAAACCTTCGGCCCATCCCGCTCCAACACCTCTGCCGGGTAATAGCCCGTGCTACCCCACCCCGGCTTAATCACCTTAATCGGGATCGTCCCATCCCGCCGCACCGCCCGCTCCACCAACGGCACCACCGCCCCACGCAATGCCCCCTCTGTCGCCTCCATCATATCCGGCCCATGCTCCTCATTCATCCCCTATTCCTCCCATCACTACCATCCGTCCCACCCTATCAATCCTCGACCGATAACAAAGCATTATCGCCCGACGACTCCTAATCATGACGACAAATTTCCATCGGCAAATTGCAACCAGGACACCAGCCAGCATCCCTATCAAACCCCTCATCCACCATCTCCACCGGCCTCGCCATCACCCACAGCGCCCGGCGCAACAGCACCAACACCACCGTCAACCACACAAGAAAAGCCGCCACCCCCAACCCACTCATGCTTGCTTCCTTTGATACAGCGCCGTACACCGGCACCCCGGAAACCGCAACGGATGTTGATGCCCACTACTAAAGCTCTGCGCAAACGGAATCCACCCCTGCACCTGGTTGTTGCGGCAGCCGTCACTCACCCGGGCATCGCCGACGGTGAGCCACTTCTTCTCCATCTGCAACCCGGCATCCTGCAAATCCCGCACAATCAGCGCACTCCCCGCCTCATACGCGTTCCCAATCTCCGTCACCGCAATCAAATGCGCCCGGCTATCAATATGCGCCTGCGGCTTCTCCGCCCCCATAAAGCTGTACAGGCTCGTAATCTCCCGCGCAATCCGGTTATAACTCCACCCCTCCCGGATGCCCTCATTGATAATCGTCGCCAGATTCCCCCGCGTCGTCCCATCAATCTGGCTGATCAGCCCATACCCATGCTCCAGCAGGTAAGCCTCGGCCCGTGGATGCCGCAGGTTGAACGCAATATTCACCCCCACGTCCGCAATCGTCTCCGTCGCCCCCCGCTCCAACGCCGCCCGCATCGCCGCCTGCAACGGGTCAAACATCCGTTCCGTGCTGGCCGCCGCCACCCGCTCCCACACCGCCACCCAATCATCCGCCGACAACGCCTCTTGCAGCCGGCTCTCATCAATCCGCCCTCGCAACTGGGCAAAGCCCCGCAGAAACGCCTGTAACTGCCGCTTCATCACCACGGCAACTTTGCGCTCCGTGCGGCTCACCAGCGGATCAAGCGTCCGCCACTTCGCCGCCACGCTCGCCGCCTCCAGGAAATGATCTAGCGCCGCTTGCAACGACTGTGTCGCCGGCGCCATCAATAGACCCCCCACTTCGTATTCAAGTAGCTGCCTACCCGCTCCAGCTCAAATATTGTCAGCCCTCGGTTGTAAATCAGCACCTCACAAATATGACCATTCATTAAATTCGTCGCTGTATTGATATTGAATCGACCAATGGCAATGTTGTTCGACACCAGCCCTGCCGCATGAGCCGCTATTGTTGTAAAACTATTGTTAGACAATGCCACCGCATTGATCGGCGTAACACTCCCGCCAAAAACAAACGGCGCATTCGCACCGATAGAGATTGGTGCGGTTCGTTGGGTTGATGGCGTCGCTACTGCCAACGATGGCTGATCCGTACTTCCTAGCCACATACGCGTCCCAAACGTGGTCGAGTGATAAAGCGAAACCAACCCGCGCGTCGCCCCCAGTGTGGCCGACTGCTTCCCCACCCCCACAATCGTCAGCGGATAGCTTGCATACGTCGCCACCCCATCCAAATAATCTCCGCCATCAAAACTTACCCCCGGCAACCCACCCTGCACACCCGTTTGGTACGTTGGCTTGGCTGTTCCCGTCGCCTGCATCACATGGTTCCCTGCCCCAGACAGATCCGCCCATCGCCCCACAGGGTCATTGTTCGTCGCTACCGGCGTCGCCCCTGCATCATCCTGAAAGAGCGAAGCTAGGTTGCTGGCATCGAGCCACAAGATCAAGCCAGATAACGCCGACGGCAAAAAAGCCGCAGCGTCATATTTCAACCGGCTACCCAACTGCATCACCCCCACACTCAGCCCACTCACCCCCGAATAGGCCATCACCACCTTGCCAGCGCTGTTGCTCCACCACTGCCGCAACAGCGCCCCCACCAACCGGATCTGCCCCGCCGCCACCACCACCTGCACCGGCGCAAACAACAACCCCCGCGGATCAAAATCCGGCGTCAGCGTCACCGTAATCGACCCCGCCCCCGCATTCTGAAGATACAAAACAGTATCGCCCGTATTCTCAAACTGATCCCCACCACTGTCCGCCGCCTGCGTCACAAACCCCGCCCCATCATACCCCGGCGAAAAAACGGATAACTCAGCCACTCGCCCTTCCTCCCACCGACCGATAAGCGTTTATTATCGGTCGGTCGTTATGCCCCGTATGTCTTCAACAATGCGTAGCCTAGCGTTGCCCCTACCCCAGCCGTTGTCACCCTGGCCCGAAGCAAGTCAGCATTGAAATCATTGACCGTAACCTGGACTGTCGCACTTGCCACGCCGGTCAGTGCCGCGCCAATCGCGTACCACGTCGCCCCATTGTCGTCGCTACCTTCAATTTGTAGCGCCGGCGCCGTGGTCGTAATCGCCCCCATCGACAAAACCAACTGGATATTTTTGGCCCCATTACTTTTTAATGCCACCGTCGTGGCATTCAATGTGCCAACCGCCACAGCACGATCTATAACCTGCCGATACGGTGGAGGGCTGACCATTTGGTGCGTGATTCGGTTGAGCACCCGCGTAAACGATGGGGTTGTCCCGCCAACCGTCTGCACATAGCGCAGCCGGTTGCCACTGAGCGGCAGCACCGGCGACCGATACGCGCCGGTGGTCGTAATCCGCGGAAAATCGTAGATTCGGTACCAGTTCACGCCTGAGTCGTCGCTCTCCTCAATCCCTACGTCTAGCGTCGCACTCGTCCCACTCACCGCCGTCACCACAATGTTAAATTCCGCCGCCGCCCCAACTGGCGTTGGCATAATAGTCGCCGTGGTCGTGGTCGTCGTCAGCGCGGCAGTGGCCACATCGGCAAACAACACATTGTCAGGCTCCATGTACCAGCCGTTGCCGAGTGTCACCCGACTCGATTGGGTGGCGCTCATGGAAACGTTGCTACCACCAGTAATCTGCACCGGCACGGCTTGACTGGCGTCTTGGCTCGGCCGCGGCAACATTTCAACCCGTTGCCGCTGATAAGCGAACAACCGCGCATACGAAATCCGTAGATCTGATCTCTTGATGATGCCGCCACCACAGTTGGTCGAAGCAAAGTCAGTTGGTGCGGTTGTCCCCGGCAATGGTAACAATTCCAGGCTGGTCGTACTAATGTTTCTAACTTTCCATGCGCCATCGCAATCCAGACTAGCGCCAGTCCCATCCACCCGCAACCCGGTGACATTAACATAATCGCCAATCAATAGCCCAGCCCAGGCCGCATTGCCGGTAATCGTCAGCACGCCCCCAGCCAGCACCGCACTCGCCGCCACCTGCGCAATCGCCCCTAGCGCCGACATAAGATTGCCACCATTGCAGAGCGCAACATACCCACCATAACTGGTCGCCGTCACCGCACTCCCAATCACCACGGTAATCGTGGTCGAATTCACAACCGATGCCACCACTGTGGCCACCGCCAGGTTGGGAAAATTCGTCTGATCACGCACGCCATACAGGTTAATGTTGTCGCCTGTAGTTAGGCCGTGCGCCTGATGAAGCACCACAGTGGCCGTCGTCGTCCCGCTTTTGGCGATGCTGACTATTTGCCCGATGGGAACCGACAACCCCTTGCTATTGATGGCTCGAATGCGCAACTTATAGAGCTTTTCACTACTCGGTACCACCTGTGTTCTAAGCAAACGGTTTGTCATCAATCCCGTACTGTCTACGGCAACATCACTCCACTGCACACGATCCTGTTGCAAATACGACCGATATTCTGTTGTTGGTTGAAACGCATAGCTGTTGGGCGCATTTACTGCTTGCACAGATGCCGTTGAGCCTATCGTTGATTGATGAGTGCCGGTTATGCCTGCCCCCGGCAAAGTATCTCCGGCATCAGCACGCGAATAGAAACTCGCGTTGGTTGCCGTGCCATTCTCAAAAATCATGCTCGTACCATTTGCCGAATAGCCCAACGCTGGACGGTAATAAATCATCCCTGAAGCAAACGGCCCAACCGTCAAACTCGGAATCGTTCCATTCGGCCCAGAAGCAACGGTAACACGATTTGCACTAGGTGCGGTCAATACGACTAATGCCGGGTAATTTAATCGCGAATCTGTGACCCCATAGATCCCGATCCGCATCCCTGGTAGTAGATCATGAGCGGCTATGGTGTCAATCGTCAATGTTGTCGTTGTTTGTGAAATAGCCGAAATCGCTCTTTCCGCTACAGGGGAAATCAGTGGCCCTGTGTCCACAATTTCTATGGCAAATTCCTGCCCGAATGTGCGCTGTGATAAATGAATCCCCATCGCCATTTCTAAAGGCGTAGGAAAATTCATCACCGCGGTAACCACGCTTTCCGTCCCTGGTGCTAACGGGTCCTTTGAAATAACCAAATAGGATGCTGCGGCTGTATTCCCATCTACCTGAATAATGTCCCCGGTCGCCTTGCTTTCCAACCACTTACTTCCCGGCGTATAAGATTCAAAGGTCTCGATAAATACCCCGCCAAATCCATTTAATGGGTTCCCCTTCTGATCAACCTCCCGAAACTTATAAATATCGCTAATCGACCCCATCTATTCCCCCCTCGACTGATAATTCCTTCTTATCACTCCACGCCTTCACGCAACCGCACCAACGCATCCCGCAACTCTCGCACCGCCCGCACCATCATCGCCTCCACCGCAGCGCCATCCGTCGCCCCATCCGTCGCATCACTCCCATTTGTCCCATCCACCCCCTGACCCACCGGATTCAACGCCCGCCCCTCTTCGTCGAAGAGTTTTTGTAAAATGGCATCAATATCATCCACCCCCAGCGCCACCAACATCAATCGCGCCGTCGTCATCAGATCCAGCGTCCCCGCCGGCGCCTTCCCATCCAGCGTCGCCGCCGAAACAATCGCCCGCATCTGCGCATCCAACGCCTCCGACCTGATCGGCGGAAAATCAATATCAATATGCGCGTCTACATCGCCCCAATCCACCGTCTCGCTAATCTCATCCCCATCCCGCTCGACGACAACCGTTCCCAGCCCCCGCAGTGGCCCCCGTGGCGCCTTCACCGCCCACAGCAACACAAAATCAAAAATGGCTTGAAAAATATCCTGCCAAAAGGTCTGCCGGTCCCGCATCGCCAACTCAGTCGGTCGGTCAAGGCTGCTCGCCGTGGCCAGCGTCCCCACGCTCACATCGCCAAAAAACGTTTCAGGCAACCCCACCGCCGCCGCCACCATCAACAACAACCGCCGCCCATCCTCCGCCGCCACCGTCGCCCCGGATGTGCGCACCGGTGTTAAATTCACATTGTCGCCCGCCACAAACGTACTACCCACCACCGGCGCCGGATTCGTCTCCGCCCCCAGCCCACCAGCGCCATACGTCGTACCCAGCTTGGCCTTGGCCGCCGCAATCGCACTCTTCCCGCCCGGCGTACTCAACTGGAAAGCGAATCGACGATAAGCGCGCACAATGCTCGCCCAGTCTTCCAGGAATTCCTTATAGGCCCGGCTCCAATCAATCGCCGCATAAATCTCCGAACAACCAAACTTCCAGTTAGAAAACCCGCCCGTCTTGATGTGGTAAACCGGATTCTCCCACCGCACTGGATAGCTCCCAATACTCGCCGGCTTGTTCACCGGGTTGTAACGCCAATCCGGGTAATACGCCGTCTTCACCATCGTCGCAATCGCCCCGCTGCCGGCATCCAACGTCTGTTCCGACCAAGACCGCTTGTAATACCACGGCGACTTCGCATCCTGCGGATCACACACAATCTCGATCACCTCTTCAAACTGGAACGTGCGCACCCGTACCCGCCCCGTCAACGCGTTCACAAAGAAGACAAAGAAGGTATTCCCATCCGTCGTCTGCTCCGTCTCCTTCTGCATCCGCGCCTGGTGGCTCGTCAACTCCACCTGATTCTTCGGGTCCTTCATAAAAGCGTCCAGCACGCCCTGCACATCCGGGTCACTCGCCTTCACATTCCAACCCTGACCCCACACGTACAGCCGCTGCACCTGCACCCCGCGCTTAATCAGCGGATTCTTCAGCGACATAATCCGGCTCAACTCCGTGATCAGCCGCAACCCCTCCCGGCTAAACTCCTGATCGGCCTGCATCGTCAGCATCCGCCAACCATCCGCCTCCAACGCCATCTCCAGCGCCGCCAGGCGTTCCTGCAACTCGATATTCTCCCCTTGCAACTGCTGGATCTGCGCTGTCTGCGAACTCCGTTTAGCCATTCAACCACCCCATCATCAACTGCCAGGCCTCGCCAACTTCCATCCCCGCCGCCTTCGCCAACCCCAACACCGCCACCAACAAAATCAACACCAACGCCCCAACCCCTACCATCCCATGCTCCCGGTAAACCGTCTCCACCCACTGCTTCAGCATCATCCCCTCCTCGACTGATAAGAAAGAGTTATCACCCGACCTTTACTCCCCTCTCCGATCTGGGGAGGGCTGGGGGTAGGGTCTACTCCACATAAAACCGATGCCGCCCGATATCCACCACATGCCGCAGCAACCGCGTCCAATCCGGCGTCACCCCTACCGCATGATAATGCGTCGCCCCCAACGTCGGATCAAGCGTCAACTTCCCCATGGCCAACTCCGCAATCGCCAACTGCACCAACCCCGGCCCCGGCGACCGACTATTGAAGTACGAAAACTGCCATTTCTTCAAGATCACCGACCGCACATCATGCCCCCACCAACGCGGACTCGCCGCCCGATTCAACACCACATGCGCCACCGCCAATTGCCCCGTCACCGATTCTCCCCGTGCCTCACCCCAAATGCACAGCGCCAGCAACTGCGTATCATCCAACGCCGCCAGGCGTTCATGCCCGGCGGCGCTCATTCCCCCGTCCACTGTTTCAACAACCCTTTCAACTGGCGAATCTCCCGCTCGCACCACGCCAGGCGTTTTTCCACGTCACCACCCACCGGCGGCTCAACTGGCGGATCAATCGGCGGTGTCACCACTTGGGCCGGCTGCCACTTCCACACCACAAACGTCGAAACATGCCATCGATTCGGCAACCCCAACCCCGTCACCGCCTCCGCATAAGGCACCAGCGGAATCGCCGACCACGGCCCCCGCTGCCCTTGCTCGATATAAAAGGCCGAATCGCCATTCATAAACATATTGGCCCAGCCGCTCTTCTTCTGCCCTGTATTCTCCGCAACAGCCAGATTGCCCGTAAAAAAGCGCACATCCAGCGCCTTCGCCCGCCCGTTCTCATCCTCCACCCGCGCAAACAAATGCGTCGCCCCGCCGGCGTCATCAAAATAATCCGGCGACCCCATCGGCTTCAGATACCCATTACGCGCCCACGATGTGATGGAGAAGATCGTCCCATTCATATCCCACGATCCATCCGCTGTGGTAAAAATATCCTTCACCACATACTTCCCGAACCCAGCCGGCGGATCAATCGGCTGGATCTGCAACTTCATAAATTCCGCACCTTGGGATAACCGCGCCATAAAAACTCCCGGAAAATAAAAAGAGCGCCACCAACCTGGCAAACCAGGTCAATGACGCTCTTACGGCGTTCGTGGGCAATGGCCGGCAACCACCACCCGTCTCTTCAATTCACAACCAGAGGAATCAGCAGCCCCCAGTATAGCACACCTATCGCCCCCTGTCAATGAGAAAAATTCCCACTTAGGCGCGCCCAACCAAAAAAATAAGGCCGATGGCAAACCCATCAGCCCTATAACTCCCATCTATCCCCTCGACCGATAACGCCTTATTATCAGTCGCTCTCCTCCCGTCCCTCAATCCGTCGAAAATCCACCCCCATCATACCCTGTCTCCGTTGATGGGGTAACCGATACTCATCCAGGTTGATCTCCACCATCTCCCCCCGCACCACAATCGCCACCACATCCTGCTCCGGGTCAAACCGAAACACCAACCGATTTCCTTCTTTTAAGCGCACATCCCGAAACGCCATACACACCTCTCAGAATTGCGAAATCGAAACAAACTCCTCATGTACCACGGTTCTCGCCGGCGGCGTCCGCACCAACTCAATCGCCCGATTATAGGCACCCGCCGTTGCATCCACCTGGTCGCGATACGTCCCATTGGGAACCACCACCATCTCATCAATATAGACCTGGTTCCACGCCCCTTGCAGCAACACCACATTCAGCGCCTCAGCCTGCGCAATAAACGGCATCAACCGCACATCCTTATCACCCGTCGCCTTGTCCGCAAAGACCGGGTAACCAGCCAGCAACGCAATCTCATCCTGCACACTATCCACGCCGCTCGACCCCGGCTCCTGCTCAATAAACACAAAGACCCCATTGTTAAACGCCGCCGCATCCAACTGGGCCGTCTGCAACATCACGTTGCGTCGCTCCTTGGTTGTCCACTGCCCATGCACCACATCCTCAATCACCACCCGCCCATCCAGCGCAATCGCCAGCCGTACCCCGGCACTGAATTTGGCGCTCTTACTCACACTCGCCGCCTTATCCCAATAACGAATCCGGTAAGGCGTCGCCGGCGCCGCTTGAGTCACAATCCGCAACCAGGGCCGCTTAATCAGATTGCCCTCCGTCGCCCGTGGGCTGCCCTGATACTCCGCCCCAAAGACCATACTCCCCACGTCCTTGGCAATGCTCTGCAACTCCGTCGCACTGTAGCGCTTCGGCGCCACCGCCTCCCCTGCCGCCCGCCCCAACGGATCAGGCTCCCCCAGCGGCAACCCCATCAACCGATTATTGTTATCCCGCTCTTCCTGGCTCTCTGCAATCGCCGGCAACCGCAACACCGTCCATTGCCCTGGCTGTTCCTTCAACAACTTCCCCGCCAGATCATCCTCATGCCACCGGGTCATGATCAGCACAATCGCCCCGCCCTCCCAAATGCGCGTGCGGAATGTCCCCCGATACCACTCCCACACCCGCCGGCGCATCGTCGCGCTCTGCGCTTCTTCCCAATTCTCATGTGGGTCATCAATAATCCCCAGCAGCGCACCATGCCCCGTCACCGGCCCACCCACGCCGACGGCGAGAACCCGCCCTCGGTTGGGGTGCATCAACTGCCAGCGCTGCACCGCCCGGCTATCCGGCCGCACCTGCACCGACTCAATCTCACCCGCCCGCAGATCACCAAAGAGCGCCCGATACTCGCCACTCTCCACAATATCCCGCGCCTGCCGGCTCTTACTCTCCGCCAGCTCAGCCCCATAACTTGTAATAATAATTGGGTCATTCGGCCGGCGCCCCAACCAATAAGCCGGCAACCGTACTGAGGTTAACTCACTCTTCCCATGTTGTGGCGGCGCAAAGATCATCAAGCGCCGGATCTCCCCCGCCACCACCCGATCCAAATGCCCCGCAATCAACCCATGCACCAGGTCAGCCTGATATTGGGGATAGGTATATTGAGTAAAGGCCAGCAGCCCTTTACGTGCGTTGCGCCTGTTTAATAACTCCTGAGCCGCGTCCTGTGGCAATACGCTCCAACTCTTCGTCACTCAACTCCCCCACCTCGCGCACATCAATCGGCCCGCCACCCTCGCCCGTTAGCTCGACCTTGCCCGCCGGCTTATACTGCCCCGTCAGTTCCAAAAATAACTTTCTGTCCGGGTGCGACTTCGCATCCGCTTGGGTGGCCACCAACACCAGCGCTTCCAACACATTCGCCACATGGCCCAACAACAACCGCTTCGGCCCCGCCGCAATCCGCTCCTCAATCTCCGGGTCTTTCAACTTCCACTCGCGGATCGTGCGCGTGTTGGTCAACCCCAAAAAATCGCTGGCCAACTCATATTCATACTTTGGCCAGCGCTGCCCAGTCGGCACGCAAGACCACGCAATATACAGCGCCTTCCGCCAGTCCCACCGCAACTTCCCATCCGCCGTCCGCTCCTCCAACAAATCCCGATAGAGCGCCTCCCATGCCACCGGTTCCGGCGTCGCCTCTGCAAACGAAGGCTCCGGCAACGCCCGCCGCGCCGCCAACAACCCCTCCAGCCGCTCCTTACTCACCCGGCTCTCCGCTTGCCCCGGCGCATTGCCTGGCGCCGTAAAACCGGAAAATTCGGAGTTTCCATCCTTCCGGCCCATTTTCTACCCCCAGCCGCAAACGTTGTCTACACGAAGTCAGCGCGCTAGCCGCTCCAATTCATTCGCATACGACGCCAACTCCCGCGCAATGCTCCCCGTATAGACCCACAGCGCCACCTCCACCGCCACCACCAGCGCCAGCCCAAACAGAATCACCGTCAACCACGTCCGCATCACCCGGACATCGGATCGTAGCTCATAGACCGATACCAGCAACTCCTGCCATTCCCCCTCACGCTCCCGATCCCGATCCCGGCTACGATACGCCCCATCCCCCGCCCGGTAATACCGATATTTCCCGCTCGCCGGCCGCACCAACTCATAAGCTTCCTGATAATCCGGCGTGCGCGCCAACTCCCTGGCCAGCAGGATCGCCAATCGGCTCGCATCCCGATCCTGCACCTCGGCAATCGTGCAAATCGTATCAGCGTGCGTCGTCGCCATAATCGCCAACGCCACCTCCTCACTCTCGCACGAATTCAGCACACACAACCCCGCCGCCGCCGTCCGCACATACTGCCCCACCCCATCAATACTCAGCAGCCCATCACTCAACAAAATCCCCTGCGAACTCCCATGCGACGCAAACCACACCACATCATACGGCCCCGCCTCAATCGCCGCCGCAATATCCCGATCCCGCACCACCCCCGGCAACACCACCGCCTCATGATGCCCCGCCACCGCCGCCACCTCCGCCGCCACATTCGGCAGATCCGAATGCGCCGGCGCCACCACCAACACCCGCAACTTCCCCACCATATCCATCCTTATCCCATTACTCCCATCAATCCCCCGACCGATAACAAACCCTTATCACCCGAAGGTGGGTGTGGCCAGTCCCGCAACCAACCACACCCAAAACCCGTCGTCGCCAACATATATATAATCGTAAATAAATGGTAAATCATGCGCTCCAACAAAAAAGGGGTGTGCGGCCCTCGCATCACCCCTCCCCCTCGCCGCACACCCCCCATTATAGCACACCCGTGCGGTTATTGTCGGTTGCCCTTAAGTTATATCTCCCAACACCAACTGCCCCGCCGCTTCCCGCCCACCCCCCGCTTCGCCGCCACCATCGGCACTGGCGCCGCCCGCTCCTCCACCAACAAGGCCATCTGCTCACCCGTTATTGTATTTCTTTTCATCTTGTCACCTCATCATGTCACCCCAAATATTCCACCACCGCATCCCAGTGGCTTTCGACTGTTTGCAGCAAGCGAATCCCCTCATTCTCCAACGCCACCATCCGTTCATACGGCTCATTATCCCGAATCCCTAGAACGGCGCTTTCGATCAAGCCAACCAGCACCTGCGGCTCCAGCGCATCCAATTCCCAACTCTCATCACCATACAACTCGATATAAGAAGCAAAGCGCGAATCCGACTCTTTCGCCGGGTTGGGTGGCGGCTGATACTCATCAATCTGGCTCATATTGAGCGCCAACCGTCGCAACTCGACGCCCCCCATAAACATCTCAAGCCGATCCCGGTTATCCCTGGTCATATCAATCCCCGAAGGGTCATGGTCGCCTAAGTGAAAAATAATCGGCTCATACCCAGCCTGCATATACCCCCGCAACCGTTGCCCCGCCCCCCACTGCTCTGACTGCGAGTTATAGCCCTTGCACGCAAAATACGGCACATCCAAGCGACTACACACCCCCGCAATCACCCCCTCTAACGCCTGCTTCTCGATCCACACTTCCGGCCGGTAGCGCTGCCCCTCCCACTTGTCAACCCGATAACTGCGCCGCGCCGACCGAATAATCTCAGCCGGCGTTGACCAATGCCCATTCTGGCGCAAATTCCGCCCACGGTCCTCAATCGCATTCCAATCAATCAGCCCCGCCAACCGCGCATTGCTAACCAGATCACCAAGCCGCTTGTAACTGCGCTCCGTGTTCTCAATAATATTCCGACTCACCATCTGATAATAAAGCTGCCGCAAAGTGAGGGAAAACCCTTGCCGTTGATAGTCCACGATCACCGCATTGCACCGCTCGATCAACGCCAACGAATCAACCTTGAACTGCTTTTCGATATATGAAATCTTAGGCATACCCCCCCATCCTATCTCTCGTATCTGTCCTATTTGTCCCATCCAAGGTGGAGTGATAATAGAGAATTATCACCCCACCCAATTCCTACCTCTGGTTCGCGATACCCTGAGCTACACCCTATGACACACTTCCCCCACCCATCGCTCACCCATCGCTCTCGCATCGTGCTAACTTCGCTCTCATTTCACGCTCACATCGTGCCGTCTTCGCTATCCCCCTCGCCCCCGGCATCATGCCGGTGTCTGTTCATCCGCTCATACGCACGCATCCGATAAACATCCGCGTGCAACCGCCACTCCTTCAACGTAATCGGCTGCTGCTTCCAATACATCAGCGCCAGATCCAACCGCGGATAATCAGCCCAATTCAAATGCCACGTCCGCGCCGCCTCATTGTAATCAAACAACGGCGCCCCCCTTCTAACCTGACACCGCACCTGCAAAATCCGCTTGAAAATCTCACTCTCCCAATACCGCAACCCCCACTTCCGCCAACCCGCCCGGCCCCACGGCGCCGGCACCAACAACCGAAACGTCCGCCGATCCAGATTCGCCGGCACCCCATCCGGGTCAACCTCATACAACACCCGCACCAACGCCAGCGTCGCCTCATTCAACAACTCCACCCGCATCTGATTCTCCCCCGCATGGCTCAACTCCGCCGCCGCCTGCGCCAACCGCTGTTTCACACTCGGCCCCGGCAACGCCTGGCGTACATCCTGCGTCCGTTCAATCAGTTGTGTCAGTTCCATAGGCTCACCCCCATCATGATTACAGCCGCTACCGTTGCCCCCAGGTTGATCAGGGAAAGCGCCAAGAAGATTACCGCCGCCACCAGGCCAGCAAACATATTGCCGTCTGTGCGCATGGCCCTACTGCGAAACGGCGGCTTAACCATGTGCGCGACTAGTGCGATAGCAAGCAGCGCAATCACAGTGTCCATCTATTCCTCCCCTTCGATAAGCCGATCATAGTGTTGCCACCGGCGCCGCTGCTCTTCCTGAATCACACCCCATTTACTTTTCGCCTCGTACATAGCGATCCCCTCAGCGCTCACCCGCAACGTGTACCAGTAGGACGCCAGCCAGGCCAGCACAAACGAAGACCACAGGATGCACAGCCCCAAGAAGCTAAATAGCGGTGTGGTTGTCACCAGGCCCGACAATAGCCACACGCCCAGCGCAAACGCCCCGAACAATGGCACGTTGGCAATCAAAAACCCCTTACTCCGGTCAACCGCGCTTGTCTTCATCTCAATATGCTGTGTCGCCTGCATCGGCACATCAAGCCTGTGTGTCGTCTCCGCTGGCGGCAACACCTCAATTCGTGGTCGCCGGGTCATGGCCGTCGTCTGCCCCGGTTGGACAAAGTTCTCAAGTCCGTTATAGCGGTTTTGTGTCTGCTCTTTAACCTTCTGCACGATCCACCTCCACACGGAAAACATACTCACCATAGTCCCAACCCCTAATCAACTCCGCATTACCGAAAAGCCACGCCAACAACCGGTTACACCCGGTGCGGCTCAAGTGGTGAGCGTTGCCGTGCATGTAGACCGTTTGCGCCGGAACAGTGATTGTTATGACCATAAGCCCTCCGTCGCCATCGTCAACCCGTAGATGATGAACCCCCAGCCAGCCAGGAACAAGGCCCCGGCGATGCACAGCGCAACGATGATGCTCTTTGAATCGTGTATCATGGACACCGCCCCATCACCTGATTGATCAGCGCCGTGGGGCAATCGCTACCCTCAATAGCCATAGCGAACAACGCCAGCCCAACCAACGAGAAAACAATCAGGCAAAAGACAAAAACAATGCCACCAACACACCCGCCGGCCGCTCCGCTCCCTGTGGCATTGCTAACAGCGCTCTCCGTCCGATCTGCGCTATTGACGCCCCACAGGATTAGTGGCATTGCCAGCAGCAACAACGGATTCAGTAGCGCCAACATGATCCCCATTAAAATAATCAGCAATGTATTCATGGCCGCAACCCTCCTGCAACACTCAGCGCCACCAGCAGCACAACCGCACCACCAACGGCAACGAACGCACCAACCGCCCACAGCCAGCAGCCAGCGCGCCCGGTGTCGCCACTGGTCGCCGCTTCGCTCATTTGCTCGACACCCTGTTCAGCAGCGCCGAACAGCAGCGACAACAGCCCCCAGGCGATTAGCCCAGCCACGCCGATCCCAAAGAACGGGGTGACGAGGCAACACAGGCTGAAAATTAGAAGCGCCCACATCATTTTTGCCACCGCTTTCTTTCGGAAACAGCGCAATTCAGCAGCGCCGCCGCCGCTTCCAGTGGCGTGTCACCACTGCCAGTGGCGCGCCTCATTGCCTCATCATCTGCGGCGGCCAAGTCTTCAGTCTCATACAAACAAGCGACATATTTACCCCGCCAGTCGTTTGCCCCGTAAACCAGAATCCTGATTTCTGCTTGCCAGTCGTTCATTGTCCACCCCTTCTAAACAATCGTTTCAGAGACAACCACAACATCGGCGGAATGAGAATCAAACCGACTAGCAGCATCGTTGCGTGTAAGTTTTCCTCTTGCGTGCCTGCCATCGGTTTACCTGTGGCAATTTCGGGATGGCGTAACGCTCCAACCATCATAATTGCACTGAGGATTGCCGCCACCAGGCCCGCTTTGCCGCCGAAAGCCAGCCAGAAGATGAGCAGCGCCATTGCGATGATGATTACATGCTCATTCAACATCACCGCCCCCCTTCCTTCACCAACGGCGCCGTCACCACCGCCACCGCCACATGCAACCCCTGCTCCACCCACTTCGCCAACCGCAGCGAATCGATCACAAAATGACTCACCCCATTAATCACCACAAACAGCGCCCACATATTCCAGCTCACCCGCGCCGTCCGTGCTGACAACCCCTGCAACGCCGCCACCATCAACACATGCCGCAACCGATGCCGCCAACACCGCCCCTTCTGCATCGCCTGCGCCGTCGTCTGAAAGCCCCAGTCCGCCCCCACCAACGCCAAAACCACCTTCACCGTATGAAACCCCAAAAACCCCTTCATCAAACCCTCCTCATTCATCCCGGAGGGCGAAAACAAAACGCCCCCCAACGGTTGTAAAAACATCCGCTGGAAGGCGTCATGGTGTATAATCACCAATCAGCCGCTGGCCATCCTTTACCGGCCCCAGCGGTCAGGGTGATGGGTGGCGCCGCAAAACACCCACCCATCACCAATCCTCAATCTTCAATTATCAATTCCCAGCCATCACCCCCTTTCACTGGCCATTCATCAATGCGCCGTCGCATCATACTCCGGCACAAAATAACTCGGCACCCGCACTACCTTCGCATCCCGCTCCAACTTGATATGCAACAGATCATAGGGCTGCCCATTATGCACCCGAAACTCATTCGTTGGTTCAATCTGCTGAATCATCCCCCGCCGCCCATGATACCGGCAACCCTTCCTCCGAATCGTCACAAACCCCGCTTGCATCGCCCATTCCTCCCCTCAATCCTATAAGTCCTATGCTTCTGCCCCTCGACCGATAATCCCTTATTATCACCCGACCACACCACGTTATCTTCCAGATACCGCAACCGCCTTTCCGCCGACGCCAACCGCTGGTTCACCCGCTCCTGCACCAGCGCCACCACCATCACCATCACCCCCAACGCCACCCCCGCCGCCACCACCACCACCAACCAATTCATCGCACCTCCCACGTCGAATAAACCCCCGTCACCACATACCCCAACCGCACCGGATCCCACTCCCGCATCGCCCGCCACCGCCCAATCACCGGCCACTCCCCCATCGTCACCAGCACCGTCACCAACTCACTCGCCGGCAACCGCCCCACCGGCTCATCCAGCGGCCTGGACGATTTCCGCCATGTCTTCCGCACCGCCTTCGCCGCCCCCACCCGCTCCTGCGCCTCCAAACTGCGCGACTTGGTGGCCCGCCCCGTCAACTCCTCCGCCAATCGCCGCCACCCCGCCGCCCCCACAATCGCCAACCGGCTCATGTGCCGCCGCCCATCACTCACCCCCTTCGGCACCCACCGGTCAAAGTCATACAGCGTCGGCGCCCACCGCCCCGCCAAATGCTCATCACTAATCGCCAACAACACCCCCCGCAACTCATCCCGATTCAATAACCGCTTCCGCTTGCCTCCCATCGCCAAACCCTCGCAACTTTTATTACACCAATTTCCCCCAACCATCCGAAGGATAAAAATTATCCTTCGCTCATCCTTCGCTCATCCTTCGCTATCCTTCGCTCTACTTTAATTTTTATAGTAGAAACATACATAGAATGACCCCAATGCCTTCGATCCTTCGCGTTTTGGCCCAACTTTTGGCGGTTTTTGCGAACTATCGAAAAACAACACGATTTATTAGCGAAGGATCGAAGGCAAAATCGGCGGTAAATCAAAAAAAAATATTTTTTTTTGCCAAAACCCCGATTTTGCCTTCATCCTTCGCAACTCTCATTGCAAGGGCTTCCCAATCCCATAGCGCTTCATCAACGCCTCTAGCTCACTTTCCTCCAATTCCACCATCGACCGGCGGCTAACGGGATGCTGCCGTTTCCCAATATTGACAATCCCCAACTCCTCGCGCAGGAGCTTCGTCACCAACCGCGGATGCACCTTCGTCTCCGGGTCAAGGTCGGCCAGAATCTCCTTTGCCCGTTCAGCAATCCCCTGTGGCGTCAAATCCCGCAAATCATTCCCCAGCAGATCCTTCTTATTGTTGTAATAAATATCCACCAACGACTGCACCACAATCGCCGGCATCGTCAACTGGCGATCACTGATCAGCGTCTGGTTATAGGCCGACACAAAAATATCAATCTCCCGGCGCATCTCCACATCTTCAATAATGCTCTTCAGCGCCATCGTCACCTGGTTCAACCGTGGCTCCACACTCTCATTGGCCAGCGACTCATCCACCTCTACCCGCCGATGATTCCGCAACCGATACATCAGCAGCTTATTGCGCAGCGTGTTCGACCTAGCCCAAAACTTATCATTCAACATAAAGGGGATACCCGGCCTGGGTCGCGCCGTCGTTGTCCGCTTCGTCAAACAGCGGCTCTCCACCGCCCGATCCCCAAAGGGCTTCCGTGTCGCCAGAATCTTCGGCCCAAACACGTCATAAGTCTCCGGCGCATAAATGTCCGTGTCCGGCTCCTTCTCGGCGCGCATCACGCACCCGCCCTTGTAATAGCCCACATTGATAATCTTGATCAGCTCACTCTCCGCATCACTGTTCGCAAAGTCCGCCTCATCCATCACCAGCGTCCCCCGGAACATATCAATCAGCCGGAAAATCGGACTCGCCGTACTGGCGCCACTCACCAACATCGGCCGATAACACAACACCCCAATCGTCTGAATAAACCGCGTCTTCCCCGTCCCATAATCGCCCAACGCTCGCAGATAGGGCAGATTCTCAAAGCAGTCATACAGCCAGCTAAAAAGAATGTAATAGGCCGCCAGCTTCTCATAAAAGGGATCACCAAAGTCAAACCAATCATGCAAGAAGGCTTGGATCTCCTTCACCAACTGCTTCTCCCCGCCATACTCCTCCGCCTTCTCCGGGAAAAGCACAATCCGCTGATTCCGAATCACCCCCAGCGTTGCCGGGTAGGGCAAGCAGGTCACATTACCCACATCCACCGTCTTCTGGTACTCAATCTTCCCGCCCGGCTGCCGCACCGCATACATGCACACCCCGCCGCCCAGCGCATCCCAATTGATCGTCTGCTCCCACACCAGGCCACCCACCGCCCCACCCGCGCTATACTCATAGCGTGCCGGCGTCTCCTTTTCCTGGTTGGCCTTCTGCTCTTCTTGGTTGGCCTTCTGCAATCGGTTAAACTGACTCACCTTCCCCCCACACAGATGCTTGGCTAAATCCGGCTTTAGGTCCGTCGCCACCATCGTATCCAGCGCCTCATAAATGCTAAAGAACCGCCGCAGCAACGCCGTCCGCTCCTCATCCTTCGCCGCCGCCGCCTTGATCGCCAACCCCTCCAGCGCCGTCAAACTATCATCCAGCATCTGGCGTACATCCTCCGCCCCGGCCCCCGCCTTCACCGCCTCCGCCGCATCCTTGGCCTCAGCCGGCCACCGCACCACCCGGCACAACGGATCAATCCCCAGCGCCAACTCCAGCGCCTTCGCCCGCCCCGCCTCATCATTATCCAGCGCCACATGGCTAACCTGCTCCGTGAGGGTAGAAACCTCCCCCTTCACCCCACACAGCGCCATCGAGGAGACACCAATCTGCCCCAGCGCCACCGCATCCGCCTGTCCCTCCACCAACAACACCGCCCCACTACACGAGACGTCCGGCGTATTCACATACGGCCGCTTCGGCCCCGCCATCTGTTCCGGCAAATTATAGTGGCGTTTCTTCTCATGGATGGCCCGCCCGGAGAGATAAACCACCTTGCCCCGCTCCCGGTGGACATAAACCAGGTGGCCCTGCGGAATGCTCAACACCGCCTTCGCCAACGGCATCTCCAACAACCCCGCCTCCCGCAACTGCGCATGAAGCGGCCTCACCGGGTCGGCTGATAATAATGGCTTATCCGTCGAAAGCGGGTTATACCCCAACCGCTCCCGGCGCATCGTCGCCTCCGTCCAGCCCCGGCCAGCGCAATAATCCCGCGCCACCTGCCCATCCGGCCCCCACAACAGCGCCGCATAATGCCCCGCCGCCAACTCCAAAATCTGCGCCCGCTTCTGCTCCTCACTCTTCCGGCTCTCCCACGCCTGGCGCTCCGCCTCCGTCTGCGCCTTCAGCTCCACCCCGGCCAGCCGCGCCAACTCCTCCAGCGCCACCCGAAACCCACAATTCTCCACCTGCTGCATATACCAATCAAAAATATCCCCGCCCACCCCCTTGCTAAACCAATACCACTGCTGCTTATCCGTCCAAATCTTCAGGCTGTCATGCTCAGTCGTCGTCAATGTCTTCCCCCGCCCGATGACCGTCAACGTCTGCCCAATCAACTCCTCAATCTTAAGTTGACCCTTGATCTCCTGAATTACACTATCCATTGCCGAAACTCTCTCTCTGGTTACTCATCAAAGGATCACCCTGGCCAGTCGCCACCAACCAGGGCCTTATCCATCCTATCTCGCCTATTCCTCCCAGCCCCCCATCTCCTGCTTCGGACAAACCGGCGCCGCCACCGGCTCTTCCAACACATGCGCCGGCACATTCACCACATATCCCCCGGCCCAATGCTGGCGGTGATGACACAGTCGATCCGTCACACTCGGCTCGCCATAATCCACCCGCACCCCATCCAAGAACGTCGCCAGCGCAAACCCTGCCGTCACCTTCCCAAAATAATCCACCATCTCCACCAGCGCCACCGGCCGCATCGCATCCACAATATCCCCCGGCTCATCAAGCGTATAGATCGTCTCAATCGGCCATTCCTGCTCCGCTGCCGCCGCCGCAAAGAACGCATCATAGGCCACATACCGAATCTTCCACACATGCCACGGCGCCCACAACTTCGCCGTCCACTCCTCCGCCCACACCCGGCACTCCTCCCGCCAGGCATCCAACCGCACCTCATATTCCTTCTCTGCCCCCGCCGCCAAAAAACGCCCTCGCTCTGCTACCCCCTTCTCCGCCTCAATCAACTCCGCTGCTTCCCGAATTCGCTGTTGCACCTTACTCATCTTGTCCATCCTCTCGCTTATCCTGAAAATAATAATATTCCTCAACACACTCATTACACTTAAACCACGGCGCCCGTCGCCGGGAAAAAGGCTGTTGCCCCACCATCCGATAAGGCCCCGTCGTCGCAATATGCCGTGCGCACCGCGTTCGCACCGTCCGATCCGCACAATCATAGGTAAACAGATCAATCAAGCGCTCGTCCATGCCACTTCACCAAAAATGTCAACCCCTCGTCCATGCTGGCAAACGGCCCACTATGAAACATCCCATCGCCATTCACCCAATACAGTCGCTGCTCAAACAGCCACTTTCCCGCCGGCTGCTCACCCACCACCGGCACCCGTCGCCACCGCCCAAAGGCCATCATCGTCAGCCCCAGCTCCACCACCAACGCCACCCGCCCATCCACCATCTCCTGCTCAATCATCACGCCCCCCTTTAACCATCTATCGTCGCCAACTCTGCCAAATCCAACAGGTTCGCCTGGGCTGCAATGATCATCCGAAGAATCGCGTTACGCACCTCCGTCGTCGGCGCCGTCGTCAACAGCCGCTCCAAATCCACAATCATCTCCCGATTGCGTTGCTGCTGCTCCGCCACCAAGCGCCGCCAGCGCGTCTTCCCTACCCTTGGTTGGTAAGCCATCTCGTATGTCCTATGTAAGAAAAAAGCATGGCGAAACTACACCAAATGCTTTACACCAGTAGAAAATTGCGGTATCATGAGGTCGGCGATAGGACGCAGCCGGCCCGCCCGCAACGTGCCATCTGCTAAAACTCAAACCGCAAATTCTGAAACAACGACTCCGAATAATCGTCCACCGGATCGTCCAGAACTTCCCGAGCATAAATCCCTGTCGTCGCCAAACTCTCGTGATGGAGGCGCTCCCGCAGCGCCTCCAAATCCCCATTCCCCTGGCGATACCGGTGCGCAAAGGTGTGGCGCAGATCATGCAACCGCACCCCCTCCGGGTCACTCACCCCCGCCTTCGCCAGCGCCGTCCGCAAAATCCGCACCGCACTCTTCTCACTCAAATGCCCGCTCACCTCCTTCACATTCCGCAGATTCGTCACATTGTGTGTCACCAACGGCACAAAGATATACTCCTCCGCCCCCATCTCTGCCGGGAACCGCCCACTCACCTTCAAATAATGCACAATCGCATGATAAACCCGTGGCGGCAACGGATCATTCTGGCTCTTCCCCCCCTTCCCCTGCCACTCAAAAACAAAAGCCCCTGGCTGCTTCCGGTTGGGCCGAATCGCCCCCCACTTCATACTCACCCCCTCATGATTCCGGTAGCCCGTCATCAAATAAGTGATAATCAGCGCATAATTGCGCGCCCCCGTCAGCGTCCCCTTATGCTGGTCCAGATAAGTGATCAACCGGTTCGTCTCCGCGTGCGTCAGCACCCGCGCATGGCCATACTGCTTCGTCCGCACCCGCTGCACATTCCCACCCGAAAACGGATTCTCGCGCGTCTTCCCCGTCCGATCCATAAAGGCCGAAATCTCCACCCCATCCACCAACCCCTTCTCCCGAATCACAAAGGAGTAGTAACTGGAGCAAGCCGCCAACCGCTGATTCACCGAACTGCCCGACAACCCCCGCTCCTCCAACAACACATACTGCCACTCCCGTACATGATCCGCCGTCGCCTCCCACGCCTTCACCGTCCGCCCGTCCCCATGTCGCAGGGTAGCCAGAAAATCAAGCCATTCCGCCGTCGCAAACTCATAACTCCGCCGGGTGTGCGCACTGCCGCTCTTCGCTTCCTTCGTCTTCAACCACGCATCGCGCAGCCGATCCCACACCCGGCGCAGCCCCTCCTCTGCCCCCTCATAAGCCCCGCCCC